GAAATGCAGCAAAGGTGCTAACCATCGAAAGAACGAACAAAGTAGTCATTCTTTTCCAGTGATTTTTAAAAAAGGTTAGTGCGGTTTTCATATAATTCCTAATTGTTGGTCTTCTCGGTGTTTACAACCAAGTAGCCGTAGTTTTGCTCGTAAGAGGTAGAGTAAACTTGAAATCCGGCACGAACTTCTTTGCCAATGTTTTTATTAATATTGTCGGTTAGTGTTCGCAAAAGCTTTCCGTCTGTTTCTAAAACTTTTGAGTTGATAGCATAATAATAACACTTCTCTCGGATGTTGTCAAGGGAAAAAAACAATTTTTCTTTGCCCTCATCAACATTTAATATTCCAAGTGTGGAAATGCGTGTCGTCTCTGCCGTGTCAAATGGAGTTGCGTGGATCGCTTCCTGGTGATTATAGACATTCACCATGTGAAAGGTGGAGACGATAAGATCGTTTAACTTATCATAGTAGCCGATAA